AAAAGCACCCCAAACCCCGCATCTTCAAAATCAATGTCCTCAAACTTGTTGGCCCCTCCGACTACCACGACCCCACCTACCTTGCCGCTGGAGGGGTTCTTGGCGCTCTTGAAAGTGTTGTGGTTGGCTAGGTGCAGAACGAATGCCTGCGGGAAGCTGTCCTCATAGAAACTGTTCCAGTAAGAGCCGTCGTATTCACCGAGAATCACACCGGGGCTTGACGACCCTGTAGAACGCTCAATATTTGACTGGTGGACTCCGCCAAGATCGAAGCAGGGATTCATAATGCCGCTCGGAAAATTCGTGTTCCAGCAGCCCAGGTCGGAGAAATGCACCCACTCAACCACGTGCGGAGAGCCGTTTCTGTATCTCGGGACAAAGGTGGCCGTTGAATCATTGCCGGTTACTTTCGATACAAGCTGATTCGAGCCGCGAATCCAAGTGTAGCGGTCATACAACCATTGCGAGCCGGAGCCGCGTGTCACGTTGGCGTCCGGCCAGATGATGTTGACATTGGCGGGGGAAGTAATGTTCGTGGCTGCCGTCCAGGTGAGTTGCGCCCCCGCCAATCCCCGCAAGTCAAAGGCCGTTGCCGAAGAGAACTGCGTGAATGCGCCGTTTACGCAAGTATCGAAGCTGGAGGAAGTACTGCAAGCCGCAACTTGTGTGGCAACATTGATGACAGGGTAGCTGCTCGGAATGGGTGTAAAGCCAGTGCAGGGCACGCCCGCATCACCTAAAGTCGTGTTGGAAATCCATTCGACACAATTTCCTGCACCTGGCAATCCTGAAATCTTCGGATACGGCGCGTCTTGAATTTCCATCGTCAACTTGTCTAGGGAGGACTCAAACGTCTTGTAGAGCGCCGGCATGTTATTGGTAAAGGCGCTCAATTGGGTTTCCTCGGTAGCTCTTTGAATCGTGAGCAGGCTGCCACTCGCACAAGCTGTCGAGAGCAACACGCTACCGCCATTCATGTAAGAGTTATTGACAGGAGTGAGTGTGTAACCGCTGGAAGGAATAAGCGTTGAAACCCCGCCGCTGGTGGTCTCAATGACTTCTATGCTTCCCGCGTCGTAAGCTGGAAACGAAAAGGTGAATGGACCTGTAGAACCTGTACAGGTGTAAGTCACGCTGTTGGAAGTCCCAGTAATAGTGGCAGAGGCAAGCACCGGGAAAAGCAGGAAAACTGCCAGCATAAGTTTTTTCACTACCACCCCCACCGGGCGTACCGGCCCGCACGAATCCAGCTTTCCGAACCTTGCTCGTCCTGGAGGAAATCATCGCATTCGAGTTGCGCCTGGGCGGAGTTCAGGGTATCGCGGTAAAGCTGCATCATCGCTTCTGCCTTGGTTTTGTCCTCCGTGATCGAAGTGGCCAGTTCCGCCGCCAGCCGGTAGGCAAGACAGTCAACGAATCCCGGCATAAGTTGAGTCAAGTCCGAGATTAGACGGATGTAGGTGATCGCCACTGGACAGCAATCTCCAGGATAGTCGGTCAGAAGGTACTTATTGCCATCCGTAAGCACTTCCATGACGTAAGGCGAAACTTCCCGAGGCCAGACGGGCAAATCATGGTGACGCCAGCCCCGATGCCCCCAAAAGGCAAACGTGCCGCTGGCGTTGTAATAGACGATAGATCGCTCTTCGGGAATCTCCCGAGGCTTGACGAGCCGCAGGAAATCAGAAGGAATAGCGTAAGCGTAGCAGTAGCCGTATAGAGGGCGCAAAACTGCCGTAAGATCAGTGCTGGCTACGGTTTGGGACATGCTTATCGTGTAGGTTCCGGTAGTGCCCGTCCCCGTGCCCAAAGCCGTGACTACCGTTCCAGAAGACACGCCTGAGCCGGAAACCGTGACTCCTACGATTATCGTTCCGGCAGTGATGGCGGTAACGGTTAAAGTGTTTCCTGAAATCGACCCGGTGAAAGACGAACTGGCAGATTGCTGGAGTTGAATTCGGGTCTTGGCAAATTTCCAATCGCGTTCGCTCATGACTTTCTGGAACACGAAGTCCCACACAGTATTGACCTTAATGGCGTTGGGGGAATCTTCCGAGAGGTCCGAAATCGTCCCACGCGCCCCAATCCGCTGGAGCGCTATGTTCGCAATCTGAACCGCACTGTAGTTCATGCCGCCCCCTCAAAAACGAGGGGCCGCCCGCGAGGGGACAAGCACATTATCACCTTCGCCCGTAAGGTGATAAGCGAAACGGACGGCCCTTCGTTGCCCGACGTTTACTGTTCGCCGCCGGTTTTCGGACCAAACCAAGCAACGCCGTATCCGGTTCCCACGGCGTAAGTAATTGCTTGGAAACCGCAGCGCAGGTATTGGGAAAGCGCCGCAGGAGTGACTGGAACGAAGTAGTGCGCTCCCACAATGGCCAATTGCGCCAAAGTAAAAGTGCGTGCCGCGATGTTGGTAACTGCTCCATCGGTTGTATCCGAATAGACGTTAAGCGTTCCTCCCGTGCATCCCGAGCCAATCGTGCAGGCTGTGGTAATCACGAGGTGGACGCCCACCTCCACCCCTCCGTCTCCCACAACTTCCGGCGGGAAACTGTATCCCTTCTCGGTCAAAGACGGGAATTCCGGCAGGTAAGGAGAACTCGCCCCTGTAGCTGCCGCGCCGAAATTGATCTGATAAGCGGAGTAATTCCCCGAGGCGGAAGTGCTCGTAAAGATCACCGCAGGAGTGGACGGGGTGCCGTGCAGCCAAAGCATTGCATCTGTTACTGGCATGTTTCCTCCTTATGCCGTCACCACCGACTCGGTGGACAGGATTTTTTCTGCGACATAGATGGGAATGTTCTGGAAGCGCGTGACAGCCTTCCCAAACACATCCATCGTACCGTTTGAGGGCGGGGTGAAGTAAGTGTTGATTTTCTGACTGACCGCCCGAATGTCGATTTGAGTTTTGAGATTGCGGTTAACGAGAATCACCGTGCCCGGAGCCTCGCCGAAACGCGGCAACTGGTTTTTGGCTTGGATGAAGATGTTCTCGTCGAAATTGGCTGTAGAGAGAGCCGTGGGGTTGATATTGGCGATACGCTGTACGCAGCGCTCGTCGGCCACCTGAAGTCCCAAGTACCAGCGCAACATCGTGCGCAAGACTTGGTAAAGGTAGTTTGCTCCCGTAGCAGAGGTACCACTGGCAAGTTCTTTGGTGGTTTCACCCAGGTCACGGACAGAGAGGCCCGCCGGTGTGTTGGGCGGGTAGATGCCGTAAATCGAGTCCTCGCCAAACTCGATCATCCAGGCACTCGTGCAACTTGAAGCAGTCGAATATCCCCCATCCCAGACGTTCGGTTTCCAGGTAGCATCACCGTTCGGGACAGAGGTAAGATTATTGAAACGTGTGGCAAGACCGTTGAAAGCTCCCGGAGTTACCCCGATGTTACCGTAGAAGAGGGTAGATTCCATGATCTGGAACAATCCTTCGACGTGGTTCATGTCCTGATCGGCTCGCCAAACGTTCGGCTCGTTCTGGATTTCCCACAAGTCCTTGTCCACTTCCGAATAGTCCTCGAAAAGAGCTATCGGGTCGCTCAAGGGAATATTGTGGGATGCCGTGGCTTGAATGCCTTCGTTCCAGCGGCGTGTAGACGCCACAGGGAGCGAATCGGTGCGCACGGCGATGTTGGACAGAATGTTGTTAGATGCCTTCAGCGGCAGCATCTTAACCAGCGGTGTCATACGATCCAAAACGCGCTTGGGCAAGACGAATCTAGCTGCCGCATCGGTGGACGAGTAATTGGCCACGATGTCTGTCAACGTGGAATAGCCAAGTACCGATACATCGGTGCTCATAGCAGGTCTCCTTTAGAAGTTAGGACCGCTTCGGAGGAGCAGGGCTTTTATCGTAGCTGATGAACGCTCGTTCAGGGCGTCCACCCGGACTCGTTACCGCTCCTGGCAAAGACGTGTCCTCTCCGGTTTTAGCGGCCATCTTCACGAGGTAGCGCATGATCTGAAAGCGATTGGCGGATGTCTCGCCCGTGAAGGCTTTATCGAAATCGCTGTCTGTGTGCGCTTTCCATAGCCGCTGCGCTAGTTGTACATTTGCTTCGTACTTGTCTCCCCACTCGGCCTTGAGCTTGGTTGAGGCTTCCTCAATCTCCTTCTTAATTGAGGTGTTGTGGGCCTCTACCATCCTTTTGATTTGGCTTTGGAGAGCCTGAGAGAGAGCTTTGGCGGTATCCTTGGAAACTCCCAGCTTGAACAATTCGCCTTTCCAGTAATTGGTCCATTCGGGAGCGTCCTTGCCGTCACCTGCCAACTCGTACTCTTCGGCCTTCTCGGGCCTGCCGAGGGACATCTGGTAAACATCGCGCTCTTCCTGCGTGGCATCATCGGGAAGTTTGGGGATCGAGTCTTCCAGCTTTTTCTCAAGGTCGGTTGCTTTCTTGGCCGTATCGAGGTGGGATTTAGCAAACTCTCCCACCGTCTTGAAGGATTTGAAAGCCTCATGCTCCTTGAGATCGTCCGGTAGACCCGCTCGCCATCCCAGCGACGGAGCCTGCGTGGTCGTTTGCGTCTTATCGCCTTGATCCCCGGTTTGGGTCACTTGGCTGTCTGGCATTTCGTGCTCTCCTTGAAAAAGTATCGGGCCAAACAAAAAAGCGGCAAGTTGAGTGGTTGGGCACCCAACTGCCGCCTGTGCTTGCTTGCGTCCCCGTCAATCCTGCCGGACCTTGGAGGAACCCGAATTAGTTAAAGGTCGCTACTTATTCTCCTTTTGCTTCGTGTGTACTTCCCCGGCATACGACTTGCCCTTGAGGAAGCAAATCTTGATGTACTTGCCGCCCTTGAGCTTCTTAGTGCGGACCCGTCCTCCTTCACGCACACAGCGGTCAAATTCAACGGGCATTACTCACCTCAAGTCAAAATGAATCCCGCCAAATTGTTCACCAAGAGACATAGTGGGATCATGATAATTTTCCACCGTGTTCGATCTCAGATTTACAACGTACTGTTTACTGGAAACTCCAAACACGATCAGTTCATTCTGGTTTTCAAAGAAGCGGGAAAAGGCCTTCCGGCATTTCTCCCCGATCAAAGCTTCTATTTTCCTGACCTTCTTGGGATTCGAGACTACAGGCATAGACATACAAAATTACCTCTTCCCAAGAGACTGCGGGCTTTTGTCGTAACTGATCAGGCCCGCGTGCTTCTTGCGCCGGGACATCAGCACCCGGTAACGCTTGCGGTTACGCGCCATGCGGTCCTCGTCGTCATGGAGAGCCGCGTTCGAGGCTTGGCCCTTACTACCTTTG